CCTGGGAAAAAATAAGCAGCACCCTTTTTTGGTTTAAACTGTACACCCTGTAGTGGGAAGTACAGTTCCCCACCTTCATAGTCGTCGTTTAAGTAAAATAAGCTTGATAGGTCATAGTTTGGAAAATCATTTGGAAGTCCAGCGTCTGGTCCTTCATGTAGTTCCTTGTCTGCGTGAGGCTTCTGAAACTGCCCTGGAAGCCATCTAACGATAGTTGTACCAGTAGGTGTAACCTTTACCTTATAGAACTCTTCAACGATTGGCTTAAGTCTTTCAAACAATCCTGCAATCACTGGGGCAATTGTTGGATCATTTTTATTAAGTGTTGGACTTGTTGCTACCCTATCTTTCCAGTAGTCTGAATCATAAACAACTGTTCCATTTTCATTTACATGGCTTTCTGTAACATCCCAGATTGTTAATGACTTTGCAGCCTTCTCTAAAAACTCTATCTCTTGGGCTGTCATAAAATTTTCTAATTCAACAATCATCTCTTTGCCATTGCCAAACCAGCCAGAAGGTGTCATTGATGGTTTTCTTATTACAACAGAAGCTTCTATATTATCCATAATTAGATTATACCATTTCCTATGATTTGCCTTGTGTGTTATCTTTAACATTAAGACGTAAAGCTTTTATTTCATGAGAGCCAACACTCTCACCTTTTTCATTTACTGCATCTCTATACCAATCTGTCCATGCCCCCGCAGTGTTTAGCTTTTGTGCTGCCTCTCCATATGTTTTACGAGCATTAGATCTAGAGTTATCATTGTCTAAATAATCAACGATCTCTATACAACTTTTGTCCATATTCGTTAAGGATACAGGAATTATAGTTGCTAAAGGCTCCCCAGATTTTATTGTGATCTCTTTATTTGGAGTGAGTGCTTTTATTGCTAATGGAAAATCATTATCATACCAAGAAGTACTGATTAGAGAAGATATGGTTTCAAAGTCTTTATTAAAGTAGTTGGATGGATTAATAGCAAGAAGGCTTATGTTTTCTGGTGATTTAAAAACCAGACCAGTTGTAAAGCTTACACTAGACTGACCTCTACCAGTGTAAACAATGTCACCACCTTCTAAAATTGTTACATTTTCTGAGGATGTATCATTTACTCCATTCCAAATAAACTTAATGTCAATATCACAAGATAGCGTCCAACCTATCATATTTGCTTGTGTTACTGGAAAACACCTATATGCGTGCTTTTCTGGAGTTTCATCCATCCAATCTCTTTTTATAGACATTGGTGTAACGTTTATATGAGATCCTTTTACTTTTTCAGCAATTATGTTTATCATTATTCTTTGTCTGGCTCATACATTTCTGGAGTATGGAACTTTTTGTTGTAATCAAGCATTGTAACTATTGAATACTTTGTTCCAGATAAAACTGGCATAGCTTTATGAGGATACATAAAATTAGATGGAAATATGTATAGGTCTCCAGCTTGTGGCTTAATCTTTAAATCTTGTAATCTAAAGTATAGTTCTCCACCCTCATAGTCATCATTTGGATATGCTACAAGTGACACAGTACAGTTGTATGAGAACCCGTGATCATGATGTTCTTGAAAATGTTGTCCTGGGCCATACTTGATAAAGTTAAAAGCCTCCCAGTATTTAAGATCCATAATGTTATAGTCTCTTCTATAGTCTTCAACTGCTGGGAACTGAACATCATAAACATCTTGCCATAGGCTTTGAAGATTTACAGATGTTTCACTTTTATCATATTGAAGGTCTGTTTTTTTAAACTTAAAGTCATTGCAATCTCTGTATTCTGGCATTAAATCACCATAGCCTACATACGCTGGCAACCAGCTGTAGCCCGTTTTGTCTCCTTCTGGCTTTAAGTTAGCCTCAAGTCTTTCTATAACTTTGATATCAGAATTAATTACATTACGATAACAAACAATTCCATTACCAAAATTTACCTTCTCTGTCCAAGTATTCATATTTCCCCCTATTTATATTCTCTTCTAGTCCAAACCTTATTCTTATATACACCGCCATCAGGCTGACGGTAAAAACTTGCATTTGATATCATTCTATCATACATATCTTTATGATTTAAATATTCTAGTTCATGATACCAGTTTTCTCTCTTAAATGGAATTATTTGTACATAAGGAGTTCCTGCTGGAATAGTTCCTTCCCATCCCTCTGGAATAAAAAAGGGTATTGTCCCTAAAAGATGAACACTATCATTATCAATAATTCCAGTTGTATTCATAAATGGTAAATCAAATCTATTCATTGGAGTCATATAGATTGCGCTATATCCTTCTGGCAACTCTAATCCCCAGTCTGGATACCATGCAAAGTGATCTTTATAAAAACCTTTTGGATGTTCAAATTGTGGCATTGCAAATCTTTTGCTACAAAAATCTAAATGTTTTTCATCATCAATTCTAACATCTATTGATCCATTTTCATTTTTAAAAAATATAAGATCACAAGGAGTCTTTAATACATATCCAGTTAAAAATGCATCCATGATTGCTGGACACGCTTTCCATGTTGGAATCTTTCCATAGTCATCCTCTGTTCCTTCTTTTGGAAATGGGCAAACCTCTTTTGGTGCTTTATAGTACTCACCAGTTAATTCATTTTTTGCAAATCTATCAGCATCCTTATACCATTGAGGTATTTCATTTTGAGTTGATGTAGGAGTAGACTTGCTATCTTTGTTAATCCATGGCCTAAAGGATCTAAATATAGCAACTAAAGACATTACTTGTGTCCCAATTCATTGATATCTGTCATAACAACAACACAATACTTTGTTCCAGACTTCATAGGAAGTGATGCATGCTCATATATATAGTTAGATGGGAAAACCGCTATATCTCCTACTCTTGGTTTATGAACATAGTTGTCAAGTCTTGGGAACTTAATCTCGCCACCCTCGTAATCATCGTTAATATAGATAACAGCAGACACTGTACAGTTATATGCTGGTCCGTGGTCTGCATGAATATTAAAGTGGGTTCCTTCTCCTTCATACTTTACAAAGTTAAAGGCTTCGTAATATACAACATTAATTCCCCAGTACCTTGCATAATCGTCTATACAAAACTTTAGCTTTTCATATATTTCTTGATGAAGATCTAAGAGTTCAGAATTGTTTTCATCTCTCGCACCCAGGTTTTCTTGTTTATATTTAAAGTCTACACAGTCTCGTGCTTTTTTAATCGGAACTGTAGAGTTGGTAACTTGTGCTTCTGACCATTTATATTTTTTATCTCCTGATAGGTTAGACTCAAGAATGTCTATATACCTATTTGCATCTGTAGCAGAGAATGTATTTTTATAAATATTTAATCCAAGAGCTGGATTTTCTACTGAGATATTGTAGTTTATCTCTCTGATACTAGATCTATTGGATGATGTCTCTGAACGATCTTTTGTAAACCACTCGTTTGAATTTTCGTCATAAGAGTTCATTTTGTTACCCCCTGTTTAAAACAAGTATATCATATGGAATATATTTGTATTATTCAGGATACCGTTTAGACTGCTCCACCGCCACCAAATCTTGGAGGGAAGAATGGGAAGAACGGTGGGAAGAATGGACCAAATGTAGGTGGGAAGAATGGAGGGAAGAACGGGAAGAATGGAGGGAAGAACGGTGGGAAGAATGGGAAAAATGGGAAGAAAGGTGGGAAGAATGGTGGGAAGAATGGGAAAAACGGTGGAAAGAACGGACCAAATGTTGACACTACAGAATTACTTGCAGCAGATGCTGCAGAGTTACCATTTGCATTTGTTGCTCTAACTGTATAAGTATAAGTTCCAGCAGAAATTTCTGTAAACGGAATTGGAGAAGAAGATCCTGAAGCAGTACGTCCAGAAGAAGATGTCGCAGTAAATCCAGTAACTGAAGAACCACCAGTTGCGTTAGCTGTAAAAGGTACTGACACAACACCACTTGCGCCACCAGTAGCGGTACCAATTGTAGGAGCCTGTGGAACAGAAGAAGGTGTAACAGAAGAACTAGCAGAAGAGGCAGTAGATGTTCCATTTGCATTTGTGGCGGTAACTGTATAAGTACGAGCAGTTCCTACAGTATCAGATACTAAAATAGGAGAAGATGAACCAGAAGCAGTATTTCCTGATGAAGATGTAACTGTATAACTAGTAATAGTAGAACCACCAGTTGCGTTAGTGGTAAATGGAACAGATACAGAAGCAGATCCACTATAAGCCTGACCAGTAGCAACTGTTGGAGTTCCAATAGTTGGAGCCTGTGGAACAGTAGTTGCAGTAATGCTATTGGATGCTGCAGAAGCAGGACTTGTGCCAACTGCATTAGTAGCAGTTACTGTAAATGTATATGCTGTACCAGAAGCAAGACCTGTTATAGTTAATGGAGATGAAGCACCAGATGCTGTAAATCCACCAGTGCTAGATGTTACAGTATAAGAAGTGATTGGTAGTTTTCCATCAAATGTAGGTGCAGTAAATGTAATTGTTGCAGAACCATTATTATAGGCACGACCAGTTCCAACATTTGTTGCTGTTCCTATTGTAGGTGCAAGTGGCGCTGACTTTGTTGAAGAATCAATGGAATTAGGTTTCTGGGCGCTCATGTTCATAAGTATACCACAAAATAACACATTTTAAACATACAGACAATTATATTAATTTTACATTTTTATTTTAAAGAATATTTATATACATAGACTTAACGATCATTGAAGACTCATTATCAGTAAGGACCTGTGAGTATGCACCTAGGTTTTTCATTTTTTCATTTTCTACAAAAAATGTATGTTCTAGGGATAGGTCGTATTCAAACTGATATTTTAAGTTGCCAACCAAAGTCGTAGGCCCATATGAAAGGTCTGGGGTAACTGTCCTAAACCAAACCTCTGTATTATTGTTAAATGTGCTTAAAGTAATATCATAACGAATTGTTATAATAGATCCTGCTTTTAAACCCTTTAGGTTGATTCTTTGTGTCACTGAATTCCAAAGTGAAACTGAGCCTTTTGGAAGAAATCTTAAAATATTATTATCTGCATCATCATCCATAAAAATATTTACCCAACCATCATGACCTCTATCAGGGCCTAAAAATAATGGTTTTTTATTTTTGTTTTGATAATATGCCCATCCTGGATATTGACCTGATGGACTTTCGTAACCCTCTCCACCGCCTTTACCAGGATCACCTTTAGGGCCTTGTGGTCCTTCTTTACCATCTTTTCCAGGAATACCACGCTCTCCTCTTGGGCCTTGAGGTCCTTGTGGTCCTGCGGGGCCTACCTCACCTTTTTCTCCCTGTATTCCTGGCACGGCTATATACTCAGTATTGTTAGCCTCTATGCTTTTGGTTGATTTTACTGCTTCAGAATATCTGGTTTTTGGAGCATCCATATTTTTTGATATGGCCATTGGTTATTTCTTTACTTTGAAAACAGTCCCATTAACTTTTATCAATGGTGGAAGTTTTGGATTGGTGTCCTTAATTTTAATTATCATTTAAGATAAACCACCAATAGTACTTCTTGCAGTGCCTGGAGAAACATCTCCAAGTACACAAATTGTGCCTATTACTGGAGTCCAAGTAATTGTAGAATTGCCATCTGGTATTAATGCCTGTAGGTCAAATAGCAATTCTGCTACTACCGACCTGTACTTTATTCCCCAATTTTCAGTTATAAGTGCTGGAGCGCTTACAGTAATTACTGAACCATCAACTAAAACATCTAGTTCGTCAAGTACATCTGTTGTTGGATCATATGCGGTAGCAGAAAATTGCCATCCGTCTGTATCAAACTCTGTAACTTCATCATTTTCAAGAAAAGAAACAGTAAAAGAAGCATAATCTCCACGGACAACGGCCCACTGAATATTTGCTGGGGTTGCTCCAAATTTTTCCATTGTTGGTGTACACATATCATTGATTATACCATAAAATAAAGCTAGTACTCAGGCGCAGTGGGGTGGGTTAGAACCTGAGTACTAGCAGACTTAAATTATAACATTGTTTATATAAATATAGACAAAGTGGACATATAGTATAACAAAAAGTTATAAGGCCAGGGTATTTGGAATTGTTACAGAATTGTTATAAACTTTTTTTGAACTTCAAGTTGAATCACTCAAAACGGTAGTGTATACTTAAAATATATAAAGAAAAGAAGTATATCTAATATAGGTTTTTAAAAGATAGTTAATATATTATATATAAAGGAAAATAGGAAAATTAGATTACTTAGAATTTTTAGATATGTAATTTATAAGAATATCATACATATGGTCTAGCTTATCATTATAAACAGCTCTGGTTTTAGCAGATCTTTCTTGTTCAAGTTTAATAAACTTAATTTCATCACGCATAGAAGATCCACCGTTAGTCTTTGTTTCTGAACGAATATCATCTACTGCTTCTTTTATTGGGGTAACTTGAATTTTTATATACCAGCGAATTGAGCCTACTACAACTGTTCCAATTGAAAGTAAAGCAAGAATGAATTGTGCCCAGTCTGTGGTTGACATAATAAGATTATTATATCATTATTTAAGATTAAATTGTCTGTGCTATGTATGTTCCAGATATATGAAAATTATCTTGTACCGCTAAAGCAAATGGTGTATTGTGCGTAAATGCAGTATCTCTACCTTGGCTATCCGTAAAGTTTAATCGTAACTGATTGCTTGCAGCAAAAACATGTCCACCAACTGAATATTTTCTAGAGGTAGAAAAATCATCAATATTTCCTTCTCTCATTTGATAATCATATCTTGCTGGGAATGGAAGATTAACATAATACTGACCATCTCCAAATGAAGTTATATTATCAAAATCTACCTGTATTTGAAAATGTACTAGGTCTCCAATTCTAGAGTAAGAACCTGTAAAGAGTGGAGCACCATTAAATGTAGGTTGAGTTCCAGATACAACTCCACCAGCAACTACAAAGTCATTTACAGTTCCAGGAATGTTTCCATATGCATCAGTTCCTGGATGTGTAAAATGTGCCATTACGATCCAATCTCAATACCAGTTTGTAGTACTGCAACCTTTATGCTGTTTATTGATGCAATAGCATATAAAGAATCTTTTCCTGGGAGCTCAAAAGAGATAGCATGATTTGGCATAATTCTAAATCCATAATTTGTGGATGAAACCGAAGAAGATCCTATATAAATATATCCCTCCGCATTTACGTTTTGAAGAGTAATGTCAATTCCTGAGTGAGTTCCATCTGGAGTGATCTTTGTAGCAGTTGAGCTGCTTAGTGTGGTTAGAGCATGCTTTGTCATGTTAGTATTATATCATTATAAACTAAATTATCTTTTAAGTTCGGGCGGGGCACTTAAATCGTCGCCGAAATAGAGGTTATACAAACCATCCCTTAGACACATATGGATTGACACCATCCAAGCATGTCTGATACAATGGATTCTATTATGCGTGATAAACTCAAAAATATTCTAATTGGTGGTTTGCTAGAAAAGCTGGCAATCCATCATTCGGTATATAGATTACCTTGTACAAGTGAGTATTTAGAAGAACTAGTCTCAGATACCCTAAATGAAAACGGTATGCCAAATGACTGGAAGCCTGATAGAAGCCATAGCGTCAGTATAGACATGACTTTAGAGTCAGGCGAGAGTATATCCGTCAAGTCAGGAAGATATGACCCAGACAAGGCTACATTGGTTATATCTGGATCTAGGCTAGGCAAACACGAAACATTAGAGAAAATGGTTGAGAGTGTTTCATCTACTCATGCTGATTACTATGTGTGTTTAGCCAAAGCAGACCAGGATTGGTCTCATATACCGTCCAAAATTGAGACTAAGACGTATTATCTATTTGTATTTGAAGCATCCAAATTAGATTATGGTTTTGAGCATTGGTCAAGAAAAGAATCTAAGCATGGCAAAGGCTATAAATATGTAATGGAGATACCAGGTATGTCTGCTACTATACGTCCTACTATGTCTCATCAGTTATGGACTACAGTCTCTTGTGATATCATTGATATACCGTCCAAATTGGAGATATTGTGAGTGATGATGTAAAGCCTTGGGATCTTATTAATGGATCTCCTAGAAGTCCAGAAGAACTTGAAGAATACCGTTTGGCAATATGCAGAACATGTGAATTCTTTCGTAAAGGAAATCAGACTTGCAAGAAGTGTGGTTGTTTTATGAAGCTAAAAACAAAATTAGAAAAAGCAAAATGTCCTATAGAGAAATGGTGAAAAAATGAATCAACAAGAAGTAATAGCATTTATGATCAATAGCGTTAATAACGATAATCGTGAACTATGTGAGCGTTCAGGAATGTCCAAAGAAGATGCAGAGTCTTCTATTCAAATGAGTCAGCCAAGCCTTGGCTTATTGATGTCAAACCTTTACGATAGAATGAAACAAGAAGGTTTTATCGCTTAAGGGGTTTGTGAATATTCCCAAAATTTTTCTCTACCCATATTGTCAGTATTTGATATAGGTGAATGTTCACAATCTTTACAAACCGTTTCTGAAAATATCTTTACACTCAGGGAAGACGGTTCTGTTTCAAATAGTGGATATGTATTGTTGTCTACGTTATCTAGTATGGCCATGTATTTAGTATACCGCATTTTCTGAAAATCTGAATAATTTTGGTTTTGAGAAAATCTGAATATTTTCTATTTGTGTATGATACATGTATATGAAAAAATAAATAGAAAAAAATAGTGAGCACACCATATGTATGCCCACCACTTAGATCCATCTAGTACCAGCTTTTTAATTAGTACTAGTACCCTTTTAGCACTTGCAAGGGTCTATGCGTGTGGTGCCCTCATCAAAAATAATAATACCTGTATCCCCACACGCCTCGCATGTGTGTGCGTACATGGCACTCATTTATTTAACCAACCCTTCAAACCATTGAGAAAACCCACCACAAAAAAACACTTCCTCACCTTTATAGTTAGTAAGTGTTGCAGTTACTGATTCGTGTTCATCATTTACCTCTAATACCTCTTTAACAAGATACATGTGGTCGTTGGAGATAAACAGTTTTCCAACATTGATTTTGTTTATTAGTGATAGTGACATTAGTTTTCCTTAATTGTTGATGTAGTAGATAATAGTAGGGATAATGCATACTGTTGAGATAACTATAACCATAGCGTACTCTTCAATAAAACTTGTAATCATGTCAATAATAAACACTTAGTTTTCCTCTTTACCTAGTAGGTACTCATTGTTTAATGGACGATTTGTATTAGCAAACATTGAGGCAACAATAGCCTTGTCCTTGATAGATTGTATAGC